AGGGCAGAGTGGGAAGGCTTTGTCGTACTCAGATCACAAAGGATATAGCATGGGACACCATTATAGGAAGAGTGAGTTCTTGGACTGTCGCGAGATAGCCCCTCTCATGCGATCTCAGGACGTTACGGAGATAACCTATAGTAATGGTTTGACTCCGCTAGAGTCCCTCCAAGGGGCTTACAATGCGTCTGAGGTGTGTAACTCAATTATCCATGCTGATGGCAGTGTTGTAGGAATGTTTGGTGTAGCTAATAACAACGGTATCTTTGGTAGCCCTTGGTTACTGGGGACAGATAAGATTATAGAAACAAGGCATGAATTTATCCCTCAAGCAAAGACATGGGTAGAGGATATGAACACTATCTACCCTGTCTTGCTTAATTTCGTTCACGTAGACAATACAGTATCGAAGAGGTGGCTTAAATCATTAGGATTTGAATTCATAAAACTAGAAGAAGAATACGGAGTAGGGAAACAACCCTTCTACCAATTTGTGAGGATTAAAAAATGTGCCAAGTCTTTGCACCTTTATTAGAATATAGCGCTCAGCGTGATGCCTACAAGGCTAACGCTAATATGGCTAACAGAGCGAAGATGGATGAAGATCGCATGATCAATCTCCGTGAATCTCAAGAGCAAGAGAAAGCAGCTCAGCAGCAGATAGCTCAAGACCTAGAAACAAGACAGATAGCCTCAAGAGCGCAAGTAGCTGCTGGGCAAACTGGTGGCTTTCTCAACAACAACGTAGTGATGCAAGACATCGTGAGACAAGGCTTAGAAGCTAACACAATGACCTCACAGAACCTTGAGCGTACTACAGCTCAGTTAGGGGAAGAGAGAAGAGGTGCTGCTACTAGAGCGCAGTCTCGTATTAACTCAGTGGCAAGACCAAGCAGAACAGCTACTGTTTTGAAAATAGGCCAAGGGGCTGCTGAAGATTATCAAACTGCTCAAACTTTTGGCATTACATAGGAAATAAACATGGCAACATCAATAAGTAAATCAGTGAACTACAAGCAAGCTGCGGCTGCCCCTGATTACCAAGTTGCAGCAAGACCTGTCGATACCTTCGTATCGGGTTCAGGCAACGATACCCTTAGTAAAGGCAGACAAGTAGCTGCGGCTCTTGAGCAAGCTTCGGGTGCTTTAGTAACTGTAAAGAAAACACAGGATAAAGAAGCTGAAAAAGATGAAAGAATAGCTACAGCTTTACAGAAAGACCAAGCAAGAGTAGCTGCAACAAGAGAAGCAGCAGAATTTAATGAAGCACAGAAAAGCCAAAACTACGATGAGGATAGCACTTACGAGTCTATCTTTGGTTCAGTGTATTCAGATGAGGAAGCTCAAGCAAGATATGATGCTGCTACAGAACAGTTCAAAGATAACCCCGAAGCTCTCGCAGTATTTCAAAACACTTTTAGAATGTCTACTGAAGCTCCACTTATCGAAGCAATAGGTGAATCAGTACAACAACAGCGAAGTGATACTATCGCAGGTTTGCTACCTACAGTGTATCAAGAAGCATTAACAAACAACCCAAACAACAAGGAAGCAGCTTTTAGGTCTACTGAAGCTCAGCTCTTCAAACGTCTTACTGACTCACCAGAAGAGGGTGGGTACGGTATTAAGAATTCTATAGCCGCTGATATGCTTGGCAGTATATTCTTAAGTGAAACTCTAAAGCGAGATAGTGAAGGACGCGCAAACACCTTTATGGCAGAGCAATACATTCTATCTGGTAAGGGTAGCAATGAGATGAGAGACAAGCTAACTACTGCTGTACTTAATCAACAACGCTATGCTGCTCAAGAGAGAGGCACGAAAAGAACTGAAGATGCTATTGCGGAAGAGGCTCAAACCAATGCTATTAAAGCTGATCTTGCCTCTGGTGAATACAAGACAACAGATTCAAACATACTGGCTCGTAATGATTTAACTGATAAGCAGAAGCTTACTCTTATAGGGTTCAACCAACAAGTTAAAGAACAACAAAGAATAGCAGCAGACCCGCTTAGGAAAGCAGAGGCTAAGAATCTTTTACTAAAGACAAAAAGGGATTTAAGAAAGGCTGCTATATCAGGGGACTTCACAGGTTTTGGTTTTGCTGAAGGAGAAATACCTACAGCAGCGGAATTAGAAGCTACACTTACTGATAGTTTCTTTGGTCAAATGGCTAACGAAAATGACTTTAATACATTAGTTGCAAGTGCCTCAAACAGTTTAAGTATTAATGACTACATAGACCGTGAAGGTTCTGACAAAATACTTAAAACTCAGTTCAATCAATTACAAAGTCAATTTGAAAGCAAGCGTTTTACAAGAAATATGAGGAAGTATTCTCAAGAGGTTTTAGATAACCAACCTGTTGAAACTTATTTAGCTGGAGAATTTAGAAGAGTTACCCATGAACTTGTAGAAGATTATGTAGCCAGTGGTAAAGATTTAACCAGTGCTGCTCTAAGCCTTATCTATGAGCAAGCAGCTACTAAGGTTATGCAACCTATAACTGATTATGCCAATAGTTCCTTTGAAGAAAGAGAAGAGATTCTTGCAGGTAATGAGAACCTTGCTGAACAAACTTCTTTAATAGAACCTGATGAGGTTGCTTTACAGCAGTGGGCTATCCATAATCAAGACCCTGAATTCTTAGAAATGTGGGATCAGAAATATATTAGACCAGAAACACAACCAGAACAGAAACAACCAAAACTAACACAATTTAATACATATGATCTCGACAGGTTATACCTAGAGTACGATCAAATTAAAGAATCTTCAGATAGAAAACCTGAGCGTGGTGACTTTGGAAAAGGTATACACAACGATGGAGCGTTTAAAAAAGCTACTACAAAGTTTAATAGAGAACAAGAATTGAAAAACATTTTTAATAAAGATTATGAAGGAGGAGAAAAAGGCTACCTTGAAGACTTGATAAAGCGTTCAAAAGAATATTTAGCTAAAGGTCAAATCTATGATCCTTCCTTACTAGAGGGCGAAAAAGGATTCTTTAGTGGAGATATGTTTGGTCTTGACGACAGAAAAACCACGAATACAGGAGAAGAGCCTTCTGCTTTTGCAAACAGGGAAGTAGCTTTGAGAGATTTCTTTTATGATGGCGAGCAACAAAAAATGGAAGATTTTATAAAAGAACTGGAAGAAAAACTACTAAAGATGAATGAGTAATAATTAGGAAATGCTATGGCTGAATCAAAATATGGTGGAATCTTTGATGATACCCCACAGGAATACGGGGGAATCTTTAGTACCCCCACAACCCCTGTGCAAAGGGTTGAAGACACTTCTTTTGCCTACGACTTCGCAGACATTCCAGCATACAACGACTTGTCTCAACACGAGCCTTGGTTAAGAGCTACCGAGACTGTCTATAACATGGGCAAGAACGAGCAGACTCGATGGAAAGGTACTGATGAAGAACTAGCACAATACGGCATAGAACACATGAGCTGGTTTAACTCTAACTTCTCATTAGGGATGTCTGTCGATGCTGTAAAACTTGCTTCAGCTTCTCCTGAACAAAAGGAAGCATTCCTCTATCTTATGGAAACTTATGACGAGATAGATGAGCCTAACCTTCCTGCAATGGGTAGGTTTGCTAAAGGTTTTCTTTTAGACCCTTTGACATACGTTGGCCTCACTACATTCGGTGTGGGCTTGGGTGTTAAAGAAGTAGGTAAACAAACTACTAAGCAAGGTCTAAAGGAATTACTTAAGCAAGGCATTAAGCGTGGCGGTGTAGTAGGTGCTGCTGAAGGTAGTATATACGGCTTTGCTGACACTTCTATACGAGAAAACATTAGAGTAGGTGGGGGCGCACAAGACTCTGTAGACTTCGGTAACATTCTTAAAGGAACAGGACTAGGCACTGTTGCAGGTTTTACTCTAGGTACTGTAGCTGATGCAGGTATTACTAATGTAACCAATAAGCTTACTAGGAAAAGTGAATTAGAAAAGTTAAAGGCTGAGAGATTACAGCGATTAGAGAAGACAGATCCTAAGACTACTGACGAAGCTACTGATGCTCCTAAATTAAAAGAGCAGCTTGATAGTAGACTAGATAATAAAATAGATGATTTTGAACTTGATGGCGCTTCTAAAGGCTCTATAGTTACTCTTAGCCCTAAAGATTTTTTAAAATCAGTCTTATCAAAAAAAGAGTATGATGATTTTATAAATGGTAATACAGGAGATGATGTAAGCCCTTTCGTTAAGGTCTTACTAAAACAGAAGTTAGATGTAGAAAATTTTAGCAATAGTGGCGAACTTCACTTAGTTTTAAACGGGTCTAAAATAGTAGGCCATGAAGGAAGACACAGAATGGCTGCTCTTTATGCAGCAGGTTATGATCAAGTCCCTGTCATTATTAGAAATCAAGGTGGAAGGTTCAAAACTGAGGCAGAAGTTCCTGCTTCTATTTTAGGGCAACAAGCTGACGATATTCAAATAGAATTAGGAGACTCTTTACTAATAAACAGTAAAAATAAAGATGATATATTAAATTTAGATACCTTTGTTAAGACTACTGACGAAGCTCCTGTAGCTCCCTCAGTGCAAGATGTTGACGGGATGCTTATTGACATTCCTTACTTCAACACAGCTCTCACAGCTCCCTTAAGAAACCTAGAGTCAATCGCGACCAGAGCGCAAGAGTTAATCCCTGAAGTTATTAAGATGACTCCTGCTAGGTTTGTCCGAGTAGCTGAACAAATCCGTAACAGTGAACTAACTGTAGAGTCACGGTCAAACATCGACCAAGTAGTACAGGGTGTACGTGACCACTTCTTACGTGAACAAGAAACATTAATAAACAAATGGGCTAAGGCTACTACACCTGAAGAGAAGTTAAGACTTCGTGGTGAGTTATCAAAAGCTGAAGCACACTTAAGTCAGATTGATGATCTGGATGCTGACCTTAGAGGTGCAGCGGGGATGTCAGTCAAGCAGCGTGATAACATCTTTATCAGTGGTAAAGGTTACACCCTAGACGAACTTAAAGAAGAATTCCCAGACCTATCGGATGCTGAGTTGTTGTTCAAACAACGTGATGCTATTGCAGAAGGTCGGGCTAAGAATAGAATTAAACAAGTAGAGTTTGAGTACGATCAGAAGATGACAGCGGCTCTTGAAAATAAAGACCCTGCAACGTACCTAAAGCTTAACCGAGAGAAAAGACAAGCAGTCGATAAGATTATTGATGAAGAAGGTAAAGCTACAGCTAACGATCCTAAAGGATGGTTTAAGCACCATCTATATGAAGGGTCTGCACGAGCTGTTGAGATTACTATTTCCAACGTCTTCTCTGTAAGCACCTTACTGTTAAACGTAGGCTTCTCTAGCTTGAAGACTCTCTACAGACCTGCCTTAGACTTTGCGATAGGTGGTAAACTTAACAAGCAAGCGTATGTAGAAATGATGGCTGGTTATGCTGGACTTCGTTCTATGCGTAGCTCTGCGCTGAAAGCTGCAATGGCTTCTTTTAAATACGAGAAGCAAGTAGCAACCTTTGAAACAAACAAGATGTTTGATGAGAACATTAAGATCAAAGGTAAGCTTGGTGCTGTACTACGAACCTTCCCTAGACTGCTTTTAGCCTCTGACTCATTCCTTCAAGATATTAACTACCGAGGATTTGTATCATCTAAGGCTACTGCTGATGCTTATGAAGAAGGTTTACAAAAAGGATTAAAAGGTAGTGAGTTAGATAATTTTGTTAAAGCAGAAGTTAAAACTAAACTTGATGCTTCTTATGACACCTCTATGCGTAAAGAAACTATAGACGCTGTTTACCGCAAAGGTGTTGCTAAAAAGTTAAAAGGCGAAGAACTGGATAACTGGGTTGCTGAATCATTAGCAAAAGATGAAAGCGGTTTATTCTCTTATAATGATCAAGGTGGCTTAGACTACTCTAACGATGTACTCTTTAAGAAAGAATTTAGTGGTAAAGGTTTACTCTCAGGTGGCGCTGCAAAGTACGAAAAGATGGTCAGAGAATGGCCTGTAGCTAAACTCTTCCTTAACTTATTCTGGAGAACACCAGTACGTGTGTTTGAGGAAGGTATAAGACTTACCCCTGTTCTCAACGTGGCTTCTACTCAGAAGTTTAGAGATGACCTTATAGGTAGGAATGGAAACAGAGCGCAGCTACGAGCTAGAGGCGAGATGTTACTTGGGCAAGCTGTTGTAATGGACACGATGGTGTTGATGTCTTCAGGTGGCATTACTGGAGCAAATGACCCTGAACATCCTTACTCTATTAAAATGCCTGATGGTAGTTGGTGGAGTTACAAGTTAGCTGATCCTTTATCAACACCTATTAAGATCATAGCAAACACTATGGAGAACTATCAGATACTTTTACTACGCCAACAACAAGAAGGTATAACTGATAACGGAGCATTAGAACAGTTCTGGGATGATAATTATCCTAAATTTCAAGCAGCCTTAATTGGTATTACAACTACTATATCGGATGCTAGACTACTCCAAGGGTTCTCTGATGCTTACGAAGGTGTCTTTGGTGAAAGTGGTTTAGTATCACAAGCCGTTAATGACCCGACAGATGAAGACAAGCCTGTTATAACGAAGAAGTTCTTTGATATGTTAGGGGCAGCTTTCCCTCGTCAAATTTACAAGCTGTACGAGTTTGAAGACCCCACACGTTATCAGACAGCAAGTTTAGATCAAGTGTTTAGAAAGCAAGCTCTTCCGTACTACAGTGCGTTAGAGGAGTATGCTGATCCTTTACTACAACAGTTAGGTGTTGACCTTGATATAGATAATTTTAAGGCTAAGCTTACACCTTCCTTTGATGTAAACGGAATGCCTATTACTAATCCTGACCCTATGGCTAGTAACTTAATCTTTAGTGCAACTAAGGAAGAAGAGTTTAGAGCAGGTCTAAATGAAAATCAGATTTACAACAGAGAGAAGTTACACGAGTTAGGTATCAATGCTAACACTTTCTTTTACCACCCCTATCGTTATAGAAAAGGGTATGGTGATGAAGACCTAAGAACTCTTTATGCTCCTGCTACAGATGATAGGCCAGAAGAAAGCTACATGAGTAGATGGATGTACCACTACCGTCAGCTTGCTCCTGAAGGAGAGATTAGAGAGATATTAGAAGACACTAATATAGCTACAGGTATTCCTAGCAATAGCCCTAAAGTAAATGAGATTAGGTCTATAATGCGCTCTTACAAAGAGGACGCATGGGAAATGTTAGCAGAAGAAGTGCCTGACGTAATGGACAGGCTTGAAGAGAAAGACCTCATTGATGAAGCTGTTGATGAAGGCTTATTCGATACAATACAAAACTAGGAAAAACAAATGGCAAATTCATACACAGAATACACAGCAAGCTCGGTCACTACCTCGACCCAGTTTGCTACGCCTAGCTACATAACAGGCAGGGGTGCTACAGACATCTCAGTGACAGTCGCTGGTGTAACACAGGCAAGCAGTGCTTATACTTTAACAGGCACTAACATTACCTTTGCGGCTGATAGTCTTCCTGCCGATGGAGCAAAAATACTTATTACTCGTGCAACAAGCCAGAATGCTAGAATTAATACTTACTCTGAAAACACCGTACTGACCTCAACGCAGCTTAACACTGACGGTGAGCAGTCTTTTATGATGGCTCAGGAAGCTATTGATCAAGCATCTAAGACTGATTTTGGAGCGCAGACTTTCTATACGTCAGGAACAACCACCCCCTCATCAGGTTCAATCGGTGACTTGTTCTTTAACACCTCTACAGGACTGTTAAGCGTATACAATGGAAGTCTTTGGGAGTCGGTCAATAATAAAGGTCACAAACAAAGCTTTACTACTACAGGTGATCAAACAGTCTTTAGTCCAACAAACCCTGTTGACGAAAACACTCTAGTATTCTTAAACGGTGTTTTACAAAATAAAGGTGGGGATTACACTACAACAGCAACGACAGTTACTTTTGGTTCTACCGTGGCTGCTGCTAATATAGTTGAGATTGTCTCTTTCCCTAATTCTGTATCAGGCTTTACCATAACAGATAATGCTAAAGCAACCTTCGGGACAGGTGAAGATTTAACAATACACTCTGATGGAACACACGGTTACATAACAGAGAAAAACACAACTGGTAACTTGTTTATTGATAGTAACCATTTAGTTGTTCGCCAAGGCACAGGTTATCCAACAGGAGATGATGCAACACCGCAGGACTTTAATAGGATTGTAGCCACTGGTAGCACTACTGAGGGTGGGGTTTTATTATTTGCTGGTGGTGAAAGTAGTTATGATTCAAGTGATGCGACAAACTATGATCCTAATTACGGTAGATGGAGAATGTTTCTAAAGCCAAAGTCTGGAACTGCCTCTGGCGGTGCAACTCTTTATGGTCAAGTGAGAATATCAGATGCTACTGGTAGTGGTACTCAAACTGGCGTCACAATGGATTCTGGCGCTGAAAATTCAGGCGATTTAATCGTAGAGAACAAAATAGCAATTAATAAAGGTGATTTACTCCTTTCTGGTGCTACAAGCACTGGCACATTTAGCGGAAATGTTGATGTAGCTGGAAGTATTAAAGGGAACATGAGGCCAAATTCTTCTACGGAGACTACAAGGACTCAGTCAGAATTTAGTCAATATAAAGGCATGAGAACTTTCTACTCTGGAGCTTCCACGGCAACTTGGACTTTGTTTTCCTCTCCTACAGACGGTGACACTTGGGTTATTATGAATGTAAGTGACCATAACATTTTAATAAGTAAAGGCTCTCAGACTTTAAAATACATTGATGGCTCTGCTGTAAACGCTAGTGCAAACAGAACTATTGCTTCAGGCGGTATAGCTGAGATTGTTTATGACGGAACTACGAGTTGTTATTACATCTTTGGTGACGGTATATCGTAAGGAGGCGCTATGAGAAGTGCAGGGACTAAAGCAGTTACCGCAAACAACACAAATAAAAGCGCGCCTAGTTTAATAATATACAAGGACTCTCAAGGTAAGACGCTATTTAATAGTAATGGTGACCCACTATCAAGCACTACGGTGGCTTTTACTCTTAGTGAAATCAACACAAAACTAGGAACTTTATAATGCGTCAAGAATATTTAATAGTAGTTAAAAAAGAGTATGATAAGCAACTCCTTCTTAACTTAGCAAGGGTAAAAGACGAGCTACCTAACAGGCCAAAAATATTTATAGCCGAATGTACTGAAGAAGAACTACAATTTCTAAGTGAAAGAAAACCTTTTAAAGAAGCAAGGCTTATGTCTTCTTCTAACCAAGTTCCTCTTGCTACAAAAACTGTAAAAACTTTTAGGCGTACCAACCTTGAAAATAAAAACTATTGGGACACAGTGTCAACATTTACTGGCACTGCTTCAGGTTATAGCAGCCCTAAGTACGGTAATTGGGGCTTAATTAGACACTCTAGTCTTACCAATAATGTTACTTTTGAATCAGAAGTTAATCACACACATACATATAATTATGATGGTACAGGTGTAGATGTAGTATTACACATTGGTGATAGGCTTAACCCTAATGACCCTGAATTTAAAACAGGGGGAGTCAGTAGAATCCAACAATTTCAGTGGAACACTCTTGATGGTTTTTCAAGCTTACCTACTATAGATTATACTAATTTCAGCACTAGCCACGGAGCTAGTTCAACACAGCAACACGCAGAAGCCGTTGCTTACTTAGCCTGTGGCAATACTTATGGTTGGGCTACAGGGGCGAATATTTATACAATACATTGGAGTGGCACTTACAAAGTAGACCCGCCTAATGTTTATGATGTTGTAAAAAAATTCCATCAAGACAAGATAGCTGCTGGTAATACCAGACCAACTATAATGATAGATGCTGTAGAAGAAAGTGATATGGCTTTAGGTTTCTATCCAGAAGTAGTCGGTGGAGGAAAATTTTTAATATTCAGAGGCACTAAATATGAGACAGTATCCCCTGATGGAATTGGTGACAAGTTACTACATTTAGGTAATCGTGAGAACAGATCGTTGGGAGTTCTCCCCGTAGGGTCGGCTGGCTCAGGTAAGTATTTAAACGTGCATACAGATTTGGGGAGTAGCCCTACTGCTGCACAAATGATTACTTATGTAAATGACTTATCTAATATTGCGGGAGGCTATTATGAAAGCCACGTAGAGTCAAAAAATGAAATGATTGACGCAGGTGTTCATGCTGTTTCAGCCGCAGGTAATAGTGGTTTCTACAGTGTTCTACCTGATCACCCTGACTACAATAATCTTTATGCAGGTATGTCAAAGGATGTAGACGGAAACTCTTATGTCTCCGAAGTCTATTGTTTTAACAGAGGTAGTATAAATCATCTTACTAAAAGTATAATGTGTGGTGCTTTAGCTGCTGACTTTGGCAGTCATTACGGGTTTGGCAATAAAGAAACTCTAACATCTTTTTCTAGTAGAGGTAATAGAGTTGACGCTGTTGCAGCGGGCGATAATATTGAAATGGAACTTTATAGTAAGAAAATATCTGACCAGAATACTTACACTTCTAGGGTAAACGCAGGGCAGTATAACGCAACAGGAACGTCTTTCGCATCCCCTAATATTGGAGGTATGGCTGCATTAGTATTGGAGAAATATCCCACAACAACTCCAAAACAACTAAGAAGGTATTTTAGAGATATAGCTGTGGGAACTGATAAGTTATATGACACTGGTTTAGAAATGGTTAATAGCAGTAAGTATGGTGATTCCCCTTGGTTTAGTGCAGGTCATTCAAGTATGGGGTACTCAGGTAACATAGCATACCTAGACCCTAGCCTTACTTATGACCCAACGACCTTAGCTGATACAGACCCAACAACCTCTGAAACTACTCAAAGTAATCAACTTAGTTTCACAAAAGATGAAATTAATACGAAACTAGCAACTTAAACAAAAGGAAAAACAAAATGGCACAATTAACAGCAACGACTGCGTACAACCCTAAGATGGGCGATGGGGGACGTGGTATAGTTCAAGTAGTAATAGGGAGCGGAGAAACAGTCACTATTCAAGGCAGTATCAATGGCTCTGATTACGTAACTATCGAAACAGCGACAGTAGACACCCTTAAAGAAATCGTCCTAACACCTTTTGTCAAATACACAGTATCAGGTGGCACAGCGTCTAAAGTCTACATTGACGAAACTCGGTAGGAGGAATTATGGCACAGCCAACTATAACAGCCAACAGCCAAGCCTATAATCCAGCGGATAATAATGCAGCTACGACTAGAACATTTAGTAGTGTTACTATCCCCGCAACGGCCAATACTGTTTTTATTCTTTTTGCTCTTGATGCTACTGAATCATCTAGGACAATTACAGACATTAGCTCAAGCGACTCCACTTTAAATACTGTTAGGTCACACTTTGTAGATGTTTCTCCATCCGCTAATATAAGGTCTACTGGATTAGCCATTTATGACACAAGGTCTCTTGGGGCTTTATCAGTCACAATCACAGGAACGGCAAGTTCTTCAAGTACAAACAAAGGTATATTAGGGGTCGTAACTACTGATGGTTACTTAGAAAGTTTTGTGGCTACTGGAGAAAGAAGCAGCACTGTCATAGAAAGCGCATCTTACTCAGGAAACCACGCCAATACCACAATGGTTCTTATGGGGTCTAAAGATGGTGGTGTAGGAAGCTTTAGCTTTACAACTGGAACTGAGATATTTGCAACAGAGGCAAGTGCTGGTGGTATTTCGATGTATGCTGGAAAGCAGTCTACCAATGGCACTGGTGATAAATTAGGTGTAAAAGAAATAGTAGCAGCGAAAGGCGATACAGAAGAATGTTCTGAACTAACAATCTTAATATCTTCACAATCAGACCCCTTTGATGGGATTACAGGTAAACTAACTAGCCCGATTATTAAATAGAGGTAACTCATTATGACTAAGGCAAGAACCTTAGCAGACTTTGACACAACATCAATCCCCGCATCGGTGATAACAGGCTTACCTGCTGGTGGTAAGATATTACAAATTCAATATACACAAAACACTGATGTACCTAGTCACATTGTAACTTCTAGCACAACGCCTGTAACAACTGGTATTTCTGTAGACATAACACCCTCTGCTACTGACTCTAAAATACAAGTTGACTTTTTTACAGGTATGGCAGCAGCCCAAACAGGTAACGATGTTAAGTTTTCTCTTTATAGAGCCACTACAAACCTAACTTCTAGTGCGTATAATTGGTGTCAGTTTAGAATTGAAGGAGGTACGGCTGGTACTGGCACAAATTATGGTACTGTTGCTGCAACGTACATAGACTCATCTCATAACACATCAGGGTCAGCTCTTACTTATACAATTTATTTTGAAAGTGCTAACGGTAATAATGTGTACGCTTGTCAGGATGGTGGTGCTTATTTAATTAGAGCTACAGAAATTGCAGCATAAAGGAAAACATATGGACGACTTAAAACAACAAGTAGACCGCCTTGAGTGGCGTGTAGACTTGCACGAAGAGCAGCTCAAGTCTCTTCAAGACAATGCCGAAGAGCTAAAGGAGCAGCTAGACTGTATTAATAAGTCTCTAGCCCAGATCAAGTGGCTCGTAGTAGGTGGCGCTGTTGTCTATTGGGGTCAAGCTATGGGGCTTGGTCAGTTTCTTAAATTGGTAGGTGTATAATGTTAGAACAATTAATAGCTCCTGTAACGGGATTACTGGATAAGTTTATCCCTGATGCAGATACTAAACAAAAGATAGCACATGAAATTGCTACCATGTCTGAGAAGCATGTACACGAGATTGCTAAAGCTCAGATTGAAGTAAATAAACTAGACGCAAAAGGTAACTGGTTTCAGTCTTCATGGCGACCCGCAACAGCTTGGGTATGTGTAGGTGGCTTTACTATTAACTTCTTAGTAAGCCCTCTTGCAGCCCCCTTTGGTGTAATCGTACCTCAAGCTGACACCAGTGTTATGATGCCTGTATTGATGGGTATGTTAGGTCTTGGTGGTATGCGTTCATTCGAGAAAGTTAAAGGAGTCAACAAGTGACCTTTAAATACTTTAAAATAGAAGACTTCGACTGTCAGGAAACTGGCAAGAACAACATGAGCGAAGGCTTCATACATAAACTAGACGAACTAAGAGAAGCTTGCGGGTTTCCTTTTATCGTTACTTCAGGGTATCGTGATCCATCCCACAGTGCTGAGAAGCACAAGTCTAAGGGTGGTCAACATACTCTAGGTATTGCAGCGGACATTCGTATTCATCACGGAGCTGATCGCTACACTATCGTACAAAATGCACTAGCGATGGGATTTACAGGAGTCGGTATTGCAAAGACTTTCGTCCATGTGGACATGAGAGAAACAACACCTGTAATCTGGACATACTAATATGAAAAACAAACTAGAAGAACTACATGAGGTAGTTACCCAAGAATTACTAGCACGAGTACGCTCAGGTGAGGCCACATCAGCAGAACTCTCAGTAGCCGTTAAGTTTCTTAAAGACAACGGAGCGAGTAATGATGTTATTACTGCTGAGTCTCCTATGGCGAACTTACTTAATGAATTACCCTTTGAGGAGGTGGCACACTAATGTCTTTATACAAAAACATAAACAAGAGAAAGAAAGCTGGAACTAGCAGATCAAAGAAGAACTCTACTATATCTCCCAAAGCTTATCGTCAGATGCAAATAGGATTCAAAAAGAAAGGTAAGAAGTGATGGGTAAGTTTGATGACTTAAAAATCAACCAACCTAAACGCACTCCTAGCCATCCTAGAAAGTCTCACGTTGTTAAGACCAAGGTGAATGGCAAAGAAAAGATCATCCGCTTTGGTCAGCAAGGTAAGACAGGTGACAAAGGTAACACCGCAAGGTCTAGGTCATTCAAAGCTAGACACGCTAAAAACATTGCTAAGGGTAAGTCCTCGGCAGCATACTGGGCTAATAAAGTAAAATGGTAAGAATATGGAACAAGTACCTGAACAACTTAAAGATTTTAGAAACTTCATGTACATTGTTTGGAAGCACTTAAACCTCCCAGAGCCAACCCCAGTACAATATGATATAGCAAACTTCATCCAAGATGCCCCAAGACGTTCTATAGTCGAAGCCTTCCGAGGCGTGGGTAAAAGCTACATCACAGCAGCCTTCGTAGTTCACCAACTACTACTCGATCCTCAAAAGAAGTTTATGGTTGTCTCAGCATCTAAGCAAAGAGCTGATGACTTCTCAACTTTTACGCAAAGGTTAATCCTAGAACTCCCCATATGCCAACACCTTATAGCAAAAGAAGGGCAGAGGTGGAGCAAGATTGCGTTTGACGTAAGACCCGCACTGGCTAGTGGTAGCCCCTCTGTTAAATCAGTCGGTATCACTGGTCAGTTGACGGGCAGTCGAGCAGATATAATCATTGCTGATGACATCGAAGTACCTAACAACTCCATGACGCAGATGATGCGGGAGAAGTTAGGGGAGGCTGTGAAGGAATTTGATGCGGTACTCAAACCTGATGGAAATATACTCTATTTAGGGACACCACAGTGTGAAATGAGTCTCTATAACACTCTCACGGAACGTGGTTACCAAATGAGGGTGTGGCCAGCTCGTTACCCTACCCTACAAGGCGCTGAGAAGTCCTACGGGAATCGTTTAGCACCTACCCTATGGGAAGCTATGGGGTCAGCAGACCCTGCCTTAGACGGCCTCCCAGTCGATCCTAAGCGATTTGACGATGATGACTTACTTGAACGTGAGTTATCTTATGGTCGCTCAGGGTTTGCACTACAGTTCATGCTAGATACTAGCCTGTCGGATACTGATAGATACCCTTTGAAGCTGTCTGATTTGATTATCATGTCAGTTGATAAGGATAAAGCACCCGAGAAGCTCGTGTATGGCGTTATGAAGGAAGTTAGAGAGTTACCTAACGTGGGGCTTAGGGGTGATAAGTTCTTCGCTCCAGAGGCTACTGTGGGCGACTACGTGGATTACGATGGTTCTGTCTTGGTTGTTGACCCTTCAGGTCGTGGTCAGGATGAAACTGCCTACGCTGTCGTAAAGATGCTCAATGGTTACTTATATGTAGCTGATTGTGCAGGTATAGAAGGGGGTTATAGCGAGAAGACCTTAACTGCCCTAGCTAATATAGCTAAAGATCATAAGGTAAATGTAGTTCTCATCGAGAGTAACTTTGGTGATGGTATGTTTACTGAACTTATTAAACCGTTTTTGAAGAAGATATATCCCGTTACTACAGAGGAAGTGAGACACAGCAAGCAGAAAGAGTTGCGTATTATTGATACGCTTGAGCCAGTGATGAACCAGCACAAGCTTATTATTGATCCGAAAGTCATTCAAAAAGATTTCGATAGTGTCCAACATCATCCTCCTGAGAAAGCCCAGAGGTATATGCTCACTTACCAGATGACACGAGTTACCAAGCAACGTGGAGCTTTGGCTCACGATGATAGACTCGATGCTCTAGCTATGGGGGTGGCCTACTGGGTAGAACAGATGGCTGCGGATGTTGATGAGGAAATGAAAGAGCGTAAACATCAGATGTTGATGGATGCCCTTGATCAGTTCCAGAATGGCTACAACGTCAATGCACCTCAAAGGAGTAACACATGGATATAGATATAGTACCAATGGTAAGACTAACTTGGCGAGATGCTCAAGACTCTGACGGAGCTTGGACACCCATAGACGACATACTAGGCCATGAGTGTGCAGTGTGTCAGGAAGTGGGTTGGTTAGTATACAATGATACAGAGAAAGTCATCGTGATGCGATCCCGCATTGTAGCAGAAGAACTACAAGAAGGAGGCGCTCATATAGCCATACCCAACTCATGGGTAGTCAAAATAGAAGAGTTAAAAGTACATGAAGATAAAACTAATGTGCTGCTTAATACTTATCAGTCCGTACACGCTAGCTAGTGGTAGTGAAGCAACTGTAGGAGACTTTGGTACTAATCAGCAAGCAGAGACTATTACAACTACAACCGAAACTACCGTAAACCAAGAGGGTATGCCAGTAACTACTGCTGTAGCTCCTTCCACCCCCACATATCAAGCAGATACTTGTATCGTTACTTCAGGATCAGGCGTTCAGACCCTCCAGATAGGGATTAGTACGTCTAAGATGAAGATAGATGAAAGCTGTGAGCGTATAAAGCTCTCACGACAGCTCTCTAGCTTGGGATTAAAGGTGGCAGCTACCAGTGTTCTCTGTCAAGACCCAAGGGTTTGGTGGGCTATGCGTAATGCACAGACCCCTTGCCCCATTAAAGGACTCATTGGAGATGAAGCACTTGAATATTATACGCAACACCCTGAGTTTGTCCCTATTGCTCCTGTTATTGTTACCAAGGACAACGAGTGCGGGAGAAAACGACTTCGATATGACTCAATTAAGCGAAAGCACATCTATGATAACGACTGTGATAAACAATGATATGCAGGAATACATCCAATGGACTACTCAGTCTATGCTTGATGGTAACACTATTATCTACAACAACGATGATGGAACTAGCTACGAGCTTACCGCAGAACAGATGGACATATTCAACCAAGCCTATGCTGATGGTTTAGCGAACAGTACACCAGAGGCTCTCACAGCCGTTCTATTGAACGATATGATTGACGTAGAGCAGGGTACTTATGAGGACGAGAAAGAGTCCCTGATCGAAGCAGCGAGCGAGATAGCGGCTGTTACAGAGATAGCTGAGATGATTGTTGATGGTGACCAGCAGACTAAGATCAATGCAGAGGCTTATGCTACTGAAAATGATCTAAGAGCAATCAAAGAGTCTAGTCGCCAGCAGTTCAATACGAGTATCTCTGGGATGCTAGAGGCTTCCCTTACAAAGAACATGATCGAAAGCTACGCTCAGGACAGCTACGTCATAGACACCATAGCTACCTCATTCATGGCTACGAATACAGTCATGGATTTCTTTATGAATACTGCTGTGTCTATTGATCACTTAATACCCACACAACTTAACCTAGATTGGAATCAGCACAACGTAGGTGTAGAGAGTGCTATGTACTTAATGTACGCTAATGACCCCGAACAAGGCTTGGAGATGATATTACAATGAATGCACAAGATGTTGCTTTATGGATTGGCATAGCCTCCTCTATCGGAGGTGTTGCTGTTGGCTATGGGACACTTAACGAGAAGGTGTCTCAACTAGAGAATGCTACAGATGCTACCCATCTGGAAGCTAGATTAACTAAATTAGAAGTGAGGATAGAGGATAATGACATTGGACACATTGGTACAGAAATTCAACAGTTGCGTGGAGAGCTTGAAAAGCTTGATCAAAGGGTGTCTGCAATACGTGTCCCAAGTACAGGACAAATTAAATCAGATGTACGACTCCTTCAAGAGCAAATTAAAGACGTTAAAGTCGGACTTAAAACAGTTAATGACCAACTTGAAGCAGTGAGAAATAAGCCTAAAAACCCCTTACTGTAGCTAGAAACTAGCGTTCCTATAACTCATTGATATTTGGGGGTAGTTTCTAAAGTACCTATTGTGCCTAGAGACCCCCCC